ACAATATTTCCACCAACTTTTCTTGTGCCATAAATTATAGGTATAGCTCCATTAGCACTTTTTTTATTAACTAATATTCCTTTAGCATCTAAGTCTGCTTGTATTTGTCCAAAGTCTGGAATGTCTGGTTGGGGTATTATCCAAGATATAACATCTTCCACAAGGTCTACAGCACCATCAACTAAATCTTCAACAAAATTTTCTACTGCTTCAAATGGATTACACATTAATTTAATCTCCAATTAGAGCCTAAATTTTTGAAACCTAATTTTTTAAATACTGGGTCAATATTAAGACCAGATGTAACCGATAAATACATAGGTAAATCTTTTCCTAACTTTTTGATAGAGTCAACTAATGCACTTACAAACTTAAAATTTCTAAAACTTTTCTTTACGTATATCGTATGAATATTTATACATTCTTGTTTGCTAAACCAATGTTCTCCTTTATGAAAGATTGTGCAACCTATGACTTGCTCCAAATCTAAATCTTTTAATAAAATGATTGTACCTTTTTGAAGCATAACATTTATGAAGTTTT